TCCAGACGTTATTAAGAAGCAGGTCATTGAGTACTTATCCAAGATAAAATCAGGTCAGATAAACGCTGACGATCGTGATTATGTCAAAGAAAAGTCACTAGATTTCTGTAAGAAGCAAAAACTAAAAGAGGCTATCCTTAAGTCAGTAAACCTTTTACAGACATCTTCGTTTGAGGAGATTCAAAAGGTTATTGACGGCGCTCTCAATCTTGGACTGGACGACAGTCATGGGCATGATTTTGTGCAAGACTTTGAGGCAAGATACGTCAAAATATCTCGTGACCCCTCCATGACAGGCTGGCAAGAGATAGATAACATTACTAGGGGTGGATTAGGAAAGCGAGAGTTGGGTGTGGTTATTGCTCCAACTGGTGCTGGTAAGTCTATGGCATTAGTTCACTTGGGTGCGATGGCTGTTCTTAGCGGCAAGAATGTTATCCACTATACATTAGAGTTGGCCGAGGGCGTCGTAGGTCAGCGGTACGATTCGTGCCTGACTGGTGTCCCTCTGTCAAATCTTTTTGACCACAAAGATAAAATTAAAGAAAAAATATCACAGGTTGATGGACAGCTAATTATTAAAGAGTATCCAACAAAATCTGCAACTACAATGACTTTGGAAACGTCGCTAGAGAAGATGAGGCAAAGAGGGATAGAACCAGATTTTATAATTGTGGATTACGCAGATTTATTGCGTCCTGTGACGACTAGTTATAAACAAGAGCATCGCCACAACATAGAAACAATCTATGAAGAGTTGAGGGGAATCGCCCAAAAATTTGACATTCCTGTTTGGACCGCATCGCAGACAAACAGAAGTGGACTTAATGCGGAGGTTATTACTATGGAGTCAATCAGTGAGGCATTCAATAAATGTTTCGTTGCCGACTTCATTTGCACCATCTCCAGAACAGCAGACGACAAGGTACAAGGCACGGGGCGAATGTTTGTGGCAAAGAATCGGAACGGGCCAGATGGTTTAGTTTTCCCCATGTCTATTGATACTAGTAAAGTAAAACTGCGTGTTCATCAACCACAGACTGGTGATGATCTTAATACTATTGTTACCCGAACTGCTCAGGAGCAAAAGCAGCATCTACAACAAAAGTACAAGAAGTTCAAACAAAAACGAAAAACTGAAACAAATACAACAACTAACAATCAAGAGAGAAACCCTCTTAGTAATCCTCTTAGCAAGGAAAGTTTGCGTAAACTTGCAGAGGAAACAAGAGCAAATAAAGAAGCACAAAACAGGAGCGCAGCACAGCAATGAGTGATCAAGATCTATCAACACAGATTCTATCTGATATAACGGTTTACATGAAATATGCCAGGTATCTTCCTGAACATAAGCGTAGGGAAACGTGGCAAGAATTAGTAAGTCGTAATATGCAAATGCATATCAAGAAGTATCCAAACCTCAAGAAAGAGATAGAGGAAACATATCAGCTTGTGTATGATAAGAAGGTCTTGCCTTCTATGCGTTCCATGCAGTTTGGTGGTAGGCCCATTGAAATAGCTCCTAATAGGATATTCAACTGCGCCTATTTGCCAGTTGATGACTGGCGAGCTTTTGGTGAAATTATGTTTCTCTTACTGGGAGGAACAGGTGTGGGATTCTCTGTCCAACAACATCACATTGATGATTTACCAGAGATTCAAAAACCTAATCAAAATAGAACTCGGAGGTATCTAATCAATGATAGTATTGAAGGATGGGCTGATGCAGTCAAATATCTTATGCGTAGCTACTTCTATGGTGGCTCAAAGCTACGATTTGATTTTAGTGACATTCGCCCTAAAGGTGCTCGCCTTGTAACTTCTGGTGGTAAGGCTCCAGGCCCTCAGCCACTAAAAGAGTGTTTGGTTAAAATTGAGGGGATGCTCGCTGAAAAGGAGAACGGTGATAAGCTAACTCCCATTGAAGTACACGACATTGTTTGTCACGTTGCTGATGCAGTTCTAGCAGGTGGCATTCGTCGTGCTGCTCTTATCTCCTTGTTCTCAGCAGACGACCAAGAGATGATCGCTGCCAAGTCAGGCAACTGGTGGGAAACTAATCCACAGCGAGGTAGAGCTAACAACTCTGTCGTATTGCTTCGTCACAAGGTAGAAGAAGAATTCTTTAACGCTTTGTGGGAACGAATTGAAGCATCAGGAGCAGGCGAGCCAGGCTTCTATCTTTCCAATGACAAAGATTGGGGAACAAACCCATGCTGTGAAATTGCTCTAAGACCATACCAGTTCTGTAACCTAACAGAGGTGAACGTCAGTAATATCACAGGACAAGAAGACCTTGAGGAGCGTGTCCGTGCCGCAGCATTTATTGGCACACTTCAAGCAGGCTACACAGACTTTCATTACCTACGACCAGTATGGCAACGCACCACAGAGCGTGATGCACTCATTGGTGTCTCACTAACTGGTATTGCATCAGGTCGTGTATTGGCAGACGATGTGTCGCTAAAAACAGCCGCAAGCATTGTCAAGCAGGAAAACCAGCGAGTAGCTGAATTGATTGGAATCCGAAAGGCTAACCGCACGACCTGTGTTAAGCCAGCAGGAACAACCAGTCTGACACTTGGAACGTCCAGTGGTATTCATGCTTGGCACAATGATTATTATATCCGCCGTATTCGTGTTGGTAAGAACGAACCAATCTACTGGCACTTGGCTGTCAATCACCCAGAGTTAGTAGAAGATGATTATTTCCGTGCTCACGATACGGCAGTGATTTCTATTCCGCAGAAGGCACCAGACGGTGCAATCTTAAGAACAGAAAGTGCGTTTGATTTGCTGAAGAGAATTCAGAAGATCACTACCGAATGGATTCGCACAGGCCACCGCAGCGGACAGAATACGCACAATGTTTCTGCTACTGTGTCTATCAAGGCTGATGAATGGGGCAAAGTCGGAAAATGGATGTGGAAGAACAACAAGGCATACAACGGTCTTTCAGTGTTACCACATGACGACAACGAGCACACATACGTTCAAGCTCCCTTTGAGAACTGCACAAAAGAAAAGTATGAGGAAATGATGCAATCCTTGTTATCAGTTGACCTCACTCAGATTGTTGAAGAGGATGATAACACGGATCTCAAGGGCGAGGCAGCTTGCGCTGGTGGAGCTTGTGAGATCACATAAATTTTAACAAGTTTGATATATAAGATATAATCAACACAAGTTGAAAGGGTTATGTTATGAGTAAAACACTAAATCATATCATGCCATCAAGTTTGGCGAGCGGCTTGTGTAAGCGTGAAGATAAAAATAAAGTACCTCACCGTTGGCTGCCAAGCGGGCAGTCTCGGGCGCTTCATGATAATCATGTAGGCGTTGAGTGTTACTGCAAGCACTGTGGATTACGAGAGTGGGGCACAGTTACTCGTCATGAATTTGTCGTACTAACAGAGTCTTGGAAGGAGTTACAATGAGGCCAGTAAACAGACGATTACTCGTAGAATTATTTGAGGAAGAAGAAGAGAGTCCACTTTTTATTCTACCTGAAGACTTCCAGGAAAAATCTCATAGATCGTACAAGGTACTAGCCACGGCAAGGGATTGCAGTATGGATCTAAAAGTAGGAGAGGTTGTTATTGCTCACACTTCAGACCCAGAAACAATTACCTTTGAAGGCAAAGAACACTTGTTATTGTTAGAGAATCATGTTGTCTGTGTGGTTGATTAGTTACCGATACACAGATCCTGAAAGATATTTTTGATCTGCAAAAACACCGTTTCTGAATTTGCAGTTGGTGTGTAGAGCCTGTCTCTTTCACCCCGCACACAATTTATAAATGTGTTATGATGTTGCTCAAGGGCGAAAACAAATAGTTCAAACCCTAAAGTGTTTGATAACTCGCCAACTTCAAAACAAGTCATTGGGTGGGAATACATTGTCTGTGCTTCTTCATCAGTCATTGTTATAATAACTTTCTGTGCGTCTGGCCGCCAGGAAAATGGATAGGTGTTCATTGACCAGTACATCGTGTCTATTGTTGGTTCTTGACCAGCACTGTCAATCATTCTACCAGCCTCTATCACATCAAGAAACTCGTCAGCATAGACAAAATCAGACACCATCCTAGCGAGATGGTATTCTGGTCTTAGATCTGATCCTGCCCTAGCACCAACAACAACTAATCCAAAACGAAATGTACTTGTAATCGGGTCTTCTAAAAGAGGGGCTATACCTTGGATCATAGAGTCAATCTCATCTCGGAAAGAACCAGATATATCTAAAACAAATACTAGGTCTACACCACGACTATCAAAGCCCTCATCCACTTCGCCATCACAATCATTATCTAGATTATCGCATCGCTCAATAACTGGTAAAACTTGACCATCACAAGGACCACCAAAGTCTCCATCCGTACAATAACGGACACCTGCTCGGCACTCACCGACAGCGAGCGTGCCCTCTGGACCCTCATAACACACAACAGCAGTTGCACCGACTATCCCTTCGTCAGCCGTGCCATTACAATTATTATCAATTCCATCACAGGTTTCTTCAGTTGGTCCAACATGGCCATCACAATATAATCCACCATTGTCACACTTCATTACACCTGGCGTACATATGCCTACACCATAGTCCACGTTTTCTTGGAACCCACACAGTTGGTGTTCTTCTGGGTATGTTTCATCAATAGCTGCATCGCAGTCATTATCTATGCCATCGCAAATTTCTTCACTTGATCCCCTCGCACCCACACATTCTGACCACCCGTTAAGTGTGCAGGTTCTTAATCCATAGGAGCATTGCCCTGCTCTTTGGGGTATATCAACTGGATCTGCATTAGGGAAGTCTTGATCAAGTTCATCGCAAACAATTTGTTCGCCTGGGACACACTCCAGCCTCACTAGATCTTCGTCTGATGAACAACCGCTGAATAGCGAGGCAACACATAATAATAATGCTATTTTGTTCTTACTTGTTCTAAACATTCTTCTCTGCTACTAAACATGTGTATGGACAACACATCGCTACCAAGCCAGGTGAATTTTGCCTTTTGAAGTGGCAAGCTGCTTGGTACTGCTGCTGATAATACGATAGGGACAGAGGACATACTAGGTAAATTGAAAGCCATAAGAAGTTCGTTAGATTTAGAAACTTGTATAACTCCTGGCAAAGCTCCTGCTTTAGTAGCGCTAGGTATACCTATTACCATGCGTGTTATGGAGTTTGGTTCCTTCTGTAAGATATCAAGTGTTTGTAATATCCACAAACAATTACTTTTTTGCCCCGCAAGGTAGTAAACGCTTTGCTTTGGGATGACTACTTCTATTTTTGGTTCAGCGTTAGCCATGATGTATATCACGGCAGTTGAGATGGCGGCCATTGCCACTAAGAGAATGTTGTATTTCTTAAACATCCAGATACTGCAAACTTATTTACCACTATAGGTTATAAATGGTAATTTAGTTATCTCCTCTCGTAAAGGCTTGGACTTCTCTATATTCAAAAGAGACTTACCCTTTACAAGAGTAACTAGTATTTGGTTTTGAATCTTTATATCTTGTTCGGTGTATTGCCAGCCACCTCTGGTTTCTTCTTTCCAAACTTCCATGATAGCTTGCTTACCAGCATCAGCGGGTCCAGCGTCGTTTGCGAGTGTATTTATGGGGGTTAGGAGAAGTAAATAAAAACTAAATAAAACACTTTTGTAATTCATAACTTATTATATTCCTAGTCTAATTTTCAAGCAATAGCTCAAAATCACCTGTAACTAGTAAACAAAACCCTAAAAAGCCTCATATTTAAAGTATGAACACTAAGAAAACATTTCGTAATCTGGTTTACTTCTTAATTTTGTTGCAAGTTGGATGTTCCACAACAATATCTAATAATAACAAAGCAGTTTCTAGTGTTGCGGGCTTGCCTGTCAGCCAAAGTATGCCAAAAGAGTCTTTCTTTAAATTTCAAGTGGCTCAAGCCGTTGAGGCATGTTTGCACTACGAAGATAAGAAAGATGAATGCACTGTTGGTGTCGTTCGGCATACGTCATCAGGAGCTTTTGTAGGTAGGAGCGAAGTCAGGAAAGATGTAGCATATGGTCTAACAGCAGGACACTCTTGCCAGGATAAATTTGCTAAGAAGTCTAACAAGGATATTAGCTTCAAGGTAGTCTCGGCAGATTATCTTGCACTTATGTTCAATGGCAAACTAAGAAGAGCAGAAATTATTTCATATGATACAAAGTCAGACTTATGTCTACTTCGTGTGTATGGTTTCAACAATAACAGGCCTGCCCCACTAAAAATCGCAGATAAATTTCCTAAGTGGGGAGAGAAGGTGTATAACATGGCAGCACCACGAGGAATATTTAGCCCAGGGATGTTGTTAATGTTTGACGGATACTACGCTGGGATAGGGTTTGACAACTACATGTTCTTTTCATTGCCAACCAAGCCAGGGTCCAGTGGTTCACCAATATTAAATGCAAAGAAGGAATTGGTATCCATGATATTTGCTGGGTTTCCTGCAATGGAAAATATTGGACTTGGATCAAACCTAACAGCTATAAGAAGCTTTGTAACAAATAAAGTTGCGCTGTCGGAGGCTGACCTATGGGCAAAAAAGAATTTGAATAAAGATAGAACTGAAACTACCACAACAGAGGGCAGGTAGATTGCCATGGACAGAGAAAGAGAAGCCTGGCAGAACATGAGAGACAGTGCTTACGAGACGATCAGCGACTCGCAGGTATATGAATATGATCTCTTCCCCATCAAGGAGGCCAAGCCAAACTATCTTTCAGCATTTGTTTGGACAACTTTAGTTGCAGCAATGGTCTGCGCAATATATACGGGCTTCTTGCTGTACTTGTTTAATAGTAGTGGACTAGAAGATAATCTTAGGAAAGCTACTAACCATGCGATCATTAATTTAGAGCGAGTCATAGAACTACAGAACAAAGAGATATCAGCGCTCAAAACCGAAAACAAAAAGATATATGACTATCTGCAACTCTGGACACCGCTTGATGTTCAAAAGTATCGTCGGCAACAAGAAAATAAATATAAGCCACCTACAGAGGAAGATGTGTGGAACTTAGGTCCAGATATACCAATCAATAGATACAACCTCTGTGATGAGGAGCGATTACTATGGTCTTGCTATTAGCAATTATAATAGGTTTAATATTCATTCATGAGCTAGGTCACTATGTCGCTGGGCGTCTTAGTGGTTTTGGCATAGAGGAATTTGCAATTGGTTTTGGTAAAGAACTTGCCAGCTTCAATGCACTAGGGAACAAGTGGTCTTTTAGACTCATACCACTTGGTGGTTATGTTCGTTTTGAGGGCGAGGCAGACTATGATAATGTTCTTCAGAGTAAAACATCTTTTTGGGGCAAGCACCCATTACAAAGATTATTTGTTGCGCTTGCAGGACCAGCAGCAAATTTACTTTTGCCTTACGCTTTGTTCTTTGTGTATTTCCATGGTATGCCCTGGCCAGATGTGAAAGCCCCTGATGGTTCTGAGGTTGGTAAAATCAGTGCTTACTGGGCTGCTAAGGCCAGCATAAACACAACCAATAATTTATACGCTAGTATAGGAGAAGCTGTCAGCCAGCTAGGCGATCGTGGTATAAAAGCGACTGATGTCGGTGGACCAGTGGCGATGTATGATATGACGGAGCAAGCTAGGAAACAATCGTCCTCCACTAAAGACAATGGCTTTTTGTATCAGTGGATCGCATTCCTTAGTATTAATATTGGGTTCATGAATTTATTACCAATACCTTTACTAGATGGAGGACATGTGGTAATATCAATTGTAGAAACAGTAATCGGTAGAAATATAAAACGTAGAACAAGAAACATATTAACTTATGTAGGGTTAGCGATTGTCGGTCTTATAATGTGTTTGGCTATCTTCTCTGATGTAGGCAGACTGTTTTCTTAAATGGTAATTATTTATTAGTCAGGAGGCATATAAAATGTCCGAAGCCAAAAGTAAAACAGAAAACAAGGAAGAGGTTACTGATGATCTAATTCCAAAACCCCCACCAAAACTTGCCCCACGAGGCATCACAAGTTTCACGGTTTATAGAACCCAAGATGAAACAGGTGTATCGGGAGAGGGGGTTGTAATTGAAGGCGTCGTTATGGCGACAGGGCAATGTGTTGTCCACTGGCTCTACCCACCACCCCGTGGAGGTATTGCTATTTTTGATAGCATGAGTGACTTTGTAAAGGTTCACATTGAACCACACCCAGCCAACCAAACTATCATCACTTATCAGGATGGACATAAAGATGTCTATGGCAAGAAGCCACAAGAAAATTCTGAAGAAGATACTTGACACAAAGTATAAAGTAAATTATAATAAAGCCATAAGATAGAAAGGTTTCTTATATGACTAAACGTATTGCTAGTAAGATCCCGTTTGTGGGTCTACATGCTCACTCAGGCCTATCTCCATTTGATGGGTTAGGTATGCCAGGCGAACATATGGACTTCGCTTATGAGAATGGGATGAATGCTCATTCGCTTACCGACCACGGACACATGAACGGCTTATCCTTTCAGGTTGAGCACTTAAAGAAGATGAGGGCAGATGGCAAAGAGTTCAAAGCAATCTATGGTTGTGAGGCTTACTTTATTAAGTCACATAAGAAGTGGCGGCAGCAGTACGAGGAGCACAAAGCCAACAGCAAGCGGCAGAAGAAAGAAGAGTTTGCTATGGTTGTTGAGGATGAGAACAGACAGAAGAAGTTCAATCCTCTAAACATTCGCAGGCATTTGGTTTTGTTAGTTCAGAATCAGGTAGGATTGAATAATCTTTTCAAGCTTGTATCGGACAGTTATCGTCCCGAAAATTTTTACCGTTACCCCCGTATTGACTTTGAGATGTTGAGACAATACAACGAGGGGTTGATCGTTAGCACTGCTTGTATGTCGGGTCCGCTCTTTGGAGACTTTTGGAAACATCGTGATCCAGTCACCCACGAGTATGATGCAGATAAAGTTTTAGCATCAATGCGCAATACGATTGCCGAGTTTCAAGATATCTTTGGTGACAGATTTTATGGAGAGATTCAGTGGAACGATATTCCAGAGCAGCACATTGTCAATGATCTAATTATCCAAGCATGTATGGAGATGGGTGCAGAGGTTATCAGCACTTCAGATAGTCACTACCCACGACCAGAGTTGTGGAAGGACCGAGAGATGTACCGCCGTATTGGGTGGGCAGGTAAAGCTCCTTATGATGATCAGGACGCTAACAGGCTACCAGAGTCAGTGGAGGAGATTGGCTACGAGTTGTATCCTCGTAACGGTGATCAGATGTGGGAGGCCTACAAGAAGTATTCAGGTCGCTCCAAGGTAGAGTATGATGATGACTTTGTGTTGGCTAGTATTGAGCGCACACACCACATTGCCTTTGATCGTATTGAAGACTTCCTGCCAGACAGCCAGGTTCGCCTACCAGAGTTTGTGATCCCAGAGGGCACAACGGCAATCCAGGCATTGACCAAGGATGCATTGGCAGGGCTAAAAGAAAAACAACTAACAGACCAAGTGTATATTGACAGGCTCAAGTACGAACTGTCAGTGATCAAAGACCGAGGCTTCGCACAGTACTTCTTGACCATGAAGGCGATTAGTGACAAGGCACAGGAGGATATGCTTGTTGGACTTGGACGTGGTTCTGCGGCAGGGTCGTTACTTTCCTATGTGCTTGACATCACCCAGGTTGACCCAATCAAGTATGGGTTACAGTTTGAGAGATTCTTGACCAAGGGCGGAGCAGGCTACCCCGATATTGATTTTGATGTTGAAGAACCTATGGAGTTGAAAGAGCGTTTAGCAAATGAGTGGGGTCGTGAAACTGTTGTGCCTATTAGTAACTTTAATACGCTACAGTTGCGCTCACTCATTAAGGACATCGGTAAGTTCTATGGCGTCCCATTTGCAGAGGTAAACAAAGTTACAGGCGTCATGATGAGCGAGGCAACACCCAAGGCTAAGGCGGCCCATGGGCAGACAGCAGGTGTGTACACTCCAACGTTTGATGAGGTAAAAGAGTACAGCGAAACACTACAGGAGTTCTTTGAGAAGTATCCGCATATCGCTACACATGTTGACAACCTCTTTGGTAATGTTCGCAGTGTGAGTAGGCACGCTGGTGGTGTTGTGGTCGCAGAGAACCTAGACAAACACATGCCACTAATCAACTCGGGTGGGGTGATGCAGACCCCATGGAGCGAGGGACAGAACGTTAGGCACTTAGAGCCGCTTGGGTTTATTAAGTTTGACTTATTGGGGCTGTCAACGCTGCGGATGATCTCAGGTGCTATTCGGCACATCCTCAAGCGACATCATGGAATTGAAGAGCCTACATTCAAACAGGTTAGGGAGTTCTATGATAAATACTTGCACCCTAACGTGATTGACTTTGATGATCAAAAGGTTTGGAAAAACATCTTCCATGAAGGCAAGTGGGCTGGTATCTTCCAAATGACCAGCGGACCAGCACAGTCTTTCTGTCAGGAGGCTAAGCCAGAGTCGCTCATGGACTTTGCGGCAATCACAGCGATCTTTAGGCCAGGTCCGTTGTCAGCTAAGGCGGATAAGTTGTATGTCGCTAACAAGAGTAACCCAACACAAGTAACCTATGACCACCCAATTATTGAAGAGGTGTTAGGTGACACGTATGGGCTACTGGTTTTCCAGGAACAGTTGGCTATGCTAGCTCACAAGCTGGGAGATAATCTTACACTAGATGAGGGTAACCTACTTCGCAAAGTTCTCACTAAGAAGGGCACGGGTAAAGACAGTGTAAGAAATAAACTTTACAATAAGTTCCTCAAGGGTTGCAAGGACAAAGGACTAGCAGAAGATAAAGCCAAAGACTTGTGGTCTAAGATGGAATACTTCTCAGGCTACGGCTTCAACTTGTCACATGCAGTTTCGTATGGGGCGGTTTCATTCCAGTGTGCTTGGTTGGCACACTATTACTCAACCGAATGGATGGCAGCGTTCCTAGATAAGGAGCCAGAGAAGCGCAAGATGGCAGCGATCAATACCGCAAAGAAGTTTGGCTTCAATGTTGTTCCTGCTAGTATCAACAAGTCAGGAATGGTTTGGGAGATCTCCGAAGATGGTCAGAAGCTTATCCAGCCGCTCACAGCGATCAAGGGCTTGGGCACGACAGCTATCCAGCAGATCTTAGATAACAGGCCTTTCAGCACAATTGAGGAGTTCCTGTTCAACGAGAACATCACATACTCTAAGCTCAACAAGAAGGCTCTAGATGTTTTAGTCAGAAGTAAAGCCCTTGATGAATTGATGGATGACAGGTTCACAGGACCAAAACACTTTTGGTCAGCGGTTGCTGTGGACAGACCACGTAAAGAAAAGAACTTGATTGATAACATTGAGTCTTACGCAGACGAGGGGCACTTCTCTATTGAGGAGACCATTGATCATCTTACAACGCTTACGGGTATTTATCCGATTGATCTAGTGATGGATGAGTTTACTCGTGAGTCTTTGATGAGCAAGAACTGTCCACCGATCTCAGAGTATGACCCCGAACGACGAGTCTGTTGGTTTATTCCAAGAGAGGTAAAGGTCAAGAAAACAAAGAACGGTAAGAAGTATTTTATTGTGTCGGTCACAGACCATAACGGTGCTGATGAAAACATTAAATGCTGGGGCGTAAAGGATACCGACGTGATTAGGCTCAACCGTGTTTATGTTGGTAAACTAAAACATGAAGCACGGTGGGGTTTTAGCACGTTCAGTATTCAACATAACTTGAGACTTTTACGGGCCTAGAACACTACTTACTTTGTATAACTGCGCAGAGCGCACATACAGGAGTTATAGAATGAAGAACTTTTTACACAAATTGGTTAGCCTATTTAACAGCAGTCACTGTTGCTGCTGTTGCGGTTGTTGCGCTTGTGCTAGCTGCGAAGGAGCATGTTAAGTATGAAGAAGATTACTAAGCAAACACTACAGCAAATTATCAAAGAAGAGGTTGCTAGGGAACTCAACGAAGAGTACAGCGCACAAATGGAAGTGCTGTTCCAAGAGCTTATGCGAGTAGCCCAAGAGATGGGCGGAACGCCAGAGATTATGGATGATCTTCTAGCTATGCAGAATCGCCACGGCGGAACAAAGCCAAGTGGCAAGCGTGTTGATGTAGACATGAGCAAGATGGATATCTAGGGGATAAAACATGAAAGAACTATTGACGGAGTGGCGCAAGTATATCACAGAGGCCAGGTATTCTGGCAACCAACTTGAACGACGAGATGAAACTGTTAAAGCAATCCTCAAGGAGCTTGGCTTGGACAGTAATGAAGATACAGACAGAGCGACATACGGGTATACTTACACTCTTAGGTCTGTTGCACAAGGAAGAGATCTTAACGACAAGCAGACGTCGGTGCTAAAAGATCCTCGCTTTGCAGCAGCCACGGGTGCCTTTATGGAACTTAAGAAAGAACTAGAAGACCAAGATGCTGACCCAGAAATAATCTTGGACGCCGCAACAATGTTAACAAAAGAAGCAGGTCGCCGTCTACCAGACGATGATGATTTCGGGTGAGGGGTAAAAAATGAAGATTACAAAATCACAACTACGACAAATGATTAAAGAAGAGGTCGCAAAAGAAATCAATTCGGATGAAAATATACAAGAGTTTCTTGGCGGTCTTAAGAAGTTTATTAAAGGCGGATCAGATCAGCTTGACCCTTACAGTGCTAAAGAGCAGTCAGCTATTGAGCAGCTTGCCCTGAGAATTGAACAAGACAAAGAGGGTAAGTACAAAGAAGCCACACAAAAAATGTATAGAAAAGATAGAGTCAAGGGCGAAGAAGCCATCTCTGTCGCCATAGCTATGCTTGGTGAGCCTGGGTTTAGCCGCAAAAAATCATCTCCAGAGAAGGGTCCAACATTGCGCCAAAGATCCGTTGCTGCTGGTACTAAGAAGCCAGAAAGATATTATGACCATAAGTCAAAAGGGTTCAAAGTACGATGAAGATTACAAAACAACAATTACAACAAATAATCAAAGAGGAACTCCTCAAGGAACGGTTGGACGAAGAACTTGAGGTTGTTATGGAACTCCTAGAGAAAGCACGGGAACTTCTTGGAGATTACATTAGAGAACAGGGGGGCGACTACCATCCGCTTAGCGACGCAGCAGATGAACTTAGCTCCGTAATTAGTGCAGTTAACAGCAGCGGCGGCGAAGGCGCTGGATTTGGGTTTTAATATGAAAATAACAAAACAACAACTACGAAAGATGATAAAGGAAGAGCTTGAGGCGACCTTGGGCGAAGGCGGCGCTGTTGGCGACAGCAGGGAACCTCTTGACCGCATGAGCAGTTCAAACCGCCCCGTAAGTTCGTATAGCCGAAAAGAACTCACGATGGCATTAGCGGAAATCCCTCAACTAGAAAACCCTAAATACGCTGGTCGTCTTCCAGATCATATTCCTCAATGGATTGAGGATGTTAAAGCAAAAGCAGCAGAGGTGGGGTTAATAAAATGAAAATCACCAAACAACAACTACAACAGATTATTAAAGAAGAGCTACTCAAGGAAGAGTACACACAACAACTGCTGGCAAATGCAGAGGGTGCTATACAAAGCCTTGTAGATGATGAAGATATAACAGGTCTATCTTTTCAGGATGGCAGAGTTAAGGAACTTCGTCGCTGCCTTGAAGAACTTTTTGAGATGGCATACGCTGAAGAAAGCAGGCTAGGATACCGACCATGAAGATTACAAAAACACAACTACGAAAGATTATTCAAGAAGAGTTACTCAAAGAGATGCCTGACTATGAGGCAAACGACAAGGCGATGGGAGAAATAGCACTTGAACTTGGCCGCAAGCTTGTGGGTGCCCCTCATATCGTCAAGCCTATCGTAGATGCTTTGTTAACGCCCACAAAGAATTATGAAACAGGCGAGAAGAAACCTCAGTATCCAATTGCTGCCGCCGCTCTTCAAAAAGGCTATGATGAGTCACAAGGGTTTCTTGATGACCAATATATTGGAGTGGATGACGACTAATGAAGATTTCAAAAACACAACTACAACAGATTATTAAAGAAGCCAAAATGGCTGAGTACGGAAAGATTGATGCAGAGGACGGCAATCCTCCTTCAAAGATTGGACAAGGCAACCCAGATTATATGGAAGCATATAATGCAGTCCTTATCGCCAAAGGCGAAGATCCACTTCCTATGAAAAAGCCTGACCAAGCTTATCTTGATGCCATGCCTAGTGTCAAAGAAGAGATTTCAGATCGTGACAAAGACACGATGAATGACGTTATAGCAGAGCTTAAGAAAGCTGTGCAAGCACACAAGTCCCAGCATGAAAGACTACAGGCCATCTTAGACAGGCTTGAAAACAGTAACGGCGAAGAAGATTAGCCGTGAAGATCACCAAAGATCAAATACGTCAAATGATTAGAGAAGCACTCAGCACCGACGAAGCGGACGTGCAGTTCATGGTTGACGCTTATGTTAAGCAATTTGGTGGTATTGACAAAGTTAAGAATGCTACCGAAGGTAAAGGCGACAAAGAAGAAAAGGTACAATACACTATCAATAATCTTAAGAGTAGATTTGATAAACTGCCTTTTGAGCTTATAAACAAAGCTGCGGTGCAAATAGTCAAAATGGCTGGACTTCTAGATGAAAAGCAGTCAATCAATATGAAAGATGTTGAAATAAAAGAAGAGATAATCATGAGACATCTTAAAGAAATGTTTGATGAATTGGGCAGAGAAGATCTGCCAAAAAGATTCTCAGAAGTCTCTTTACTAAAACCAATTATAGATCGCTACATATCTGCTAGAAGAAATGTACGCACACCTTACTTTGATAAGTTAACAGGGAGAATGAAAAACAAATGAAGATTTCAGTAACTGAACTACGCAAGATGATTAAAGAAGCGACAATGGGTGAAGAGCAGTTCGCAGAACTAGAAGCTGCCCGTGAAGCGTTTGATAAAAACCGAGGGACGGGTCGTGCAATGGATGGTGATGCTCTCTCTAATTTCTTATCTTTGGTTGAGAAACTTGTAGAGCCAGTTATGATTGACATTGGACCTCTGTTCTTTGAGATGGAAGCCTTTATGAATCGTGGCGAGCTTGTATTCAACAATAATAAAGTAGAAGTTACTATTGATCCCTTGGGCAAGAAGGACAAGTATGAAGTTGATATCAGTCCACAGTATGGTGCAGAAGATGACATTCAGCCAATGAAGGCAGCTTTCCCTACCATGAAGGGCGCACTTCAATTTGTTCACGATAAGATCGGTGACAAGGAGTTTTCCCCTGAAAGGGTTGGAGAGCCAAAAGGGCAAGGCGAGTTGCCACTAGAAAACAAAATGAAAGTACAAGGTCTAAGAGATCTAATCAAAAAGCAAATCCAAGAGATACAGAAAGACCGTATGTCTTATTTGCTCAACCTTAATGAAGAAGTCTTAGAAGAAGGCGTCTACGATCCAGGTATCCTTAAGGCTGTCTTTACAGCAGGTGGGCCAGGCAGTGGCAAGTCTTATGTTGCTGATGTGATGTTTGATGCCCGAGAGGCTGGCAAGGATAAAATGTTTGATGCTGCTTCGTTTATTGGTCGCTTTGGTCTTAAGTATGTTAACAGCGACAACCTATTTGAAATTGGTCTGAAGAAGATGGGCATCCCACTTGCTGACCTGGGCGCAATCTCACAGGCTGCCAAAGAAGGTGGTGAATACAAAGGAGAAGATGCCAAAGAAGTAGCTGAGAAGATCGGTTTACTTGGCAAGAGAGGCGATTCAGTCCGTGCTATCGCCAAGGGCAAGCTTGCAAAGCTAAAAGATTTTTACACCGCTGGTCGCTTGGGTATGCTGATTGACGGCACTGGTAAAGACTTTGGCAAGATGGCAAAGAAAAAACAAGCACTAGATGCGCTTGGCTATGACTCGTACATGATCTTTGTAGACACTTCACTTGAGAACGCATTGGCTCAGAACGCTAAGCGTGAAAGAAAGCTTGACCCAGAAGAAGTGGAAAAGATGTGGAATAGAGTCCAGGCTAACAAAGAAGACTTTCAGGAGCTATTCGGCGTTGACAACTTTACAATCGTTGTTAACAATGAGCCAGTACCACCAACCAGGGAAGCCACTAGGGCCGTGCAACGATTTGTTGAAGCACCAGTTGCCAACCCACTAGGTCAAAACTGGATCAATGTTCAGCTTGCTGCTAAGGACACTTCGGGTGACGCACCCTCAGAAGAGCCTTCAGAAGAAGCTCCAGAAGAAGAGTAAATATTTCCTTTACAAATAAACTAACTGTGCTATTCTATTAGTATAAGCACAGGAGACTTCATGGATAAGAAGCATCGCAAAAAGCTCAAGCGCAAAGCTAAGGCAAAGGGCTTGAAGCAAAAGTCTGAGGAAGCTCAGAAGAAGCTACAGAAAAGAATTAATCTATTTGGAAAACTGCCAGAGCAATGCTCGGCGTGTGATAAAAACTTTCCTAAAACAAAGGAGTCACATATGACATGGAAAGTGGTCGTAAGATCTAACAGCGAAGTGGTTAGGTTGTTCTGCCCAGATTGCCAAAGCAAGGTCACAGATTTTGTGGAGGGCCAAGATGAGGTTTAAGAAAGCAGTAACCTATGACGATATGTTGTTGATCCCACAGTACAGCAACATTGAAAGTAGAAATGAAGTTGATCTAAGTAATGACTTGTCTGCTCACGTAACGTTAGATTTGCCTATTTTATCTGCACCAATGGATACAGTGTGTGAGGGTGAGATGGCAATTGCTATGGCTCGTAACGGAGGGATGGGAATCCTCCATCGTTATAACAGTATTGATGAACAGGTTAGGCTAGCCAGCGAAGTCATGAGTCGTGGCGAGAGCATCTTCGCTGCGGCTGTTGGAATTACTGGAGACTATAAAGAGCGAGCCGAAGTGCTTGTAAACAATGGTGTCAATACGCTATGCCTAGATGTTGCTCATGGTCACCACATTTTGATGAAGAACGCACTAGAACATCTAAGGGCTAGGTTTGGTAAGTCTATCACAATTATTGCAGGTAATGTTTGCACCCTACAAGGAGTCAACGATCTAGCGGACTGGGGTGCGGATGCTGTGCGAGCCAACATTGGCGGCGGCAGTATATGTTCAACTCGTATTGTTACGGGGCATGGCTTACCAGGACTACAAACTATTTTTGATTGCGCTCGGACTGATAGAGATGTCGCTATCATTGCAGACGGTGGAATCAAAACATCAGGAGATATCGTAAAGGCACTTGCTGCTGGTGCTGACTTTGTGATGTGCGGTTCTCTTCTTGCAGGAACAAAGGAAAGCCCAGGAGATATCATTACGATGTCTGATGGCAGCAGAATGAAAGAGTACCGAGGCATGGCCTCAAAAGATGCCCAGATGAACTGGCGTAACAAGTCATCTACCCCAGAGGGCGTTGCGTCATATATTCCATACAAAGGAACAGTAGATGATATTCTTTTGGATCTAGAGGGCGGATTGAGAAGTGGGCTATCTTACTCAGGTGCCCGCACTATCCAAGAATTACAAAGCAATGCTGAGTGGTCACAACAAACCTCAGCGGGTACAGTTGAGAGCGGTACCCATATCTTAACATCCCAAAACGGACGGAAAAAATAATGAACCATAAACATATGGTCGGAGACGCTATTTGCTATAACTTCTTTGAGCGAACGAAAGGAACGTGCGACAGAGATAAATGCAGACACTGGATGAAATATGAAGCAGATTCAAATTGTTCTATTGTCTGTGCAAACAAGAATCCTCATGGTTTGACACTTAGAGATGTGGCTGATAGGCTACAAATTAGCTTCCCTAGAGTCAAACAAATACAAGATAAAGCGATGGAAAAAGCAGCTAAAAGAGGACTTTTTGATTTCATGGAGGAATAATACTATTTCCGTAACTATTTATAAACAGTTGGCTAGAGCCAACATATTGTTTCTTTTCAACAAGGAGTATACTAATGACAAAGAATGATAAACTACTAAATGAGCAAACACTTCGCCGCTGGGCTAAGTTAGCTGATATTTCCGTTATTAATCAGAACCTCTTCATCAACGAGGCTGCCGAGGTAACCGAGGAAGAGGAAACCGAAGAAGAGACCGTAGCTGAAGAAGTGACCGCAGACGAAGAGCCTGTCGTTGAGCTTGAAGAGGCAGAGCATGAAGAAGAAGAAATGGACATGCCAGGTGAAGAAGAAATGGACATGGAAGTTGATGCTGAGCCAGAAGCCGAAGAAAACGACGTTGTTATGGCCATCCTAAAAGCACTTGAGCCATTCGGTGTGGAGATGGATGCTGACGACGAAGAAGGCGAAGAGGAAGAGCCAGCCATGGCACATGAAGATCCAGCAATGGACCACGGCATGAAAGATGACCCAGCAATGGGTCACGAGCCAGGCATGGGTGACTATGGCAATCGTCAAGATGAAGACGAGTTGACCGAAGCTGTCCTCAAGCGTGTTCTAGATCGCATTAGCAAGCTTGATAAATAAATAACATTCTTTGTTGAAGAAAGGAAGAAGAGGTACAGGTCTACACAGACTTGTATCTCTTTTTTTATTGTATGTCCGTAATAAATCACATATTAGATACCCTAAACCTAATAAGCGACAATGGTAAGGTCATTGACGCAAAAAAGTATTTCATGGCTAAGCGTATCCTAGAGGTAGGCTACGAGAAAATTAAGAGGGAGGGGCTAGACAGTACAGCGATCACTCCTTATGTTACTGCCATATTAGATTATCGTGCAGACCGATCAGAAATAAAGATAATAAAAGATGAACAAACAGGCCATGATGAAGTATACTGGTACAGGATTGAGAAAGGAAAATCTTATGAATCGCAGGCGATTGATGCAAACGCTGATGGCACCAAAGAAGAAGACAAAGGCTAACAGTAAAACTAAGAAGACAGATAAAGAAGAGTTGGCACCCGCAGAAGATCAATTTGAGATCATCTCCATTGAAGACCTGACGGAAGATGAGATTAGAGAAGTTGTCCCTAATCTAATACAGGTTGACATGGAGAAGTCCAGCCCCAGAGCAATTAACTTTTGTGGTGATCTCAATGAGGAATCGGCGTCAGCAATCATATCTGCTATGATCTACCATAATCATAACAACAGGCTGGTCATGGTTAATGAGCAGCAAACAAAACAATACCATGCTGTCAAGCCTATGCAGTTTTATATTTCTACATTTGGTGGCAACGCCGCTGATATGTTTGGCATCCATGACTTGATGGTTTCCATGAAGCATTCAACTCCTATTGAAACAGTTGGTTTAGGTAAGGTAATGTCAGCAGGTGTCTTGTTGTTGGCCTCGGGCGCAGAGAACAGTCGGTTCATTGGCGAGAACACAAGAGTTATGATTCACTCTTTGCGAGCAGGTCACGCAGGAGCGATGCATGAACTTGAAACTGAGTACGAAGAAACAAGGTGGTTGCAAGACCAGTACGTCCAAGCACTGAGTCGTGTGACAAACATGAGCAAAAGAATGATCAAAAAGATGATGGAACGGAAAACAAATGTTTACATTAATGCTGAACAAGCTATTGAATATGGTATTGCTGACAAGATACTCAAGCCCAGCTACTGGGACGAAGGTGAGTGAGGAAGAGGAAGAAAATAAAATGTCTTTAAAAGATAAGCTTTCAGATGTGAGTATTGTTAAAGAGGTGTTTAGTAAGAAGGGCTACACTTTCTTTGAGACTCCACATAGAGATTACAATCTAAACTTGTTTGGGGTTCGGGTTGACAACAACCTTAGTAACGACTTTGACGATTACATTTGTGCGATCTATCATTTAGATGGAGAGTGGAAAACACATGTCTGGAATTGTACTACAGACCCAGGTAGGCACTGGCTGGAAAACCCAATCAACCCCAAGGGCACGGCCATTCTAATCCCTGGACAATACAAGTCCACCTGGAAATTAGCTAAGCACCAAGGCAAATACAAAGCCCTCTGCCAGAGGAAGCCAGTCAGTGTTTGGCGTGATAATAATAAAGATGATATTCTAGATTATGAATGTGAAGTTATTGACGAGGGACTCTTTGGTATCAACATACACAGGAGTAACCCAAAGACCCAATCTTATCTTGTTGAGAAGTGGTCAGCAGGCTGTCAGGTTTTCCAAAAGGTTAGCCAGTACTATGAATTTTTAGACCTGTGTGACCACTCCGCACGCCAGTGGGGTAATTCATTTACCTATACATTGTTTGAAGAAAGTGATTTTGATAGTTAGAAAACTATTTATAAACAGCGAGGAGCGCCTAAAATGAATTCTTTTAAAATCTCTAAGGCAAGGTTGAAAGAAATTATCCTTGAAGAGCAGATGGCTCTAGAGGCAGAAACCTTGGAAGAAAAAGCAAAGTCAACTAAAAAATATGATGATAACCCAAAACTCAAGGGCGATCAGGATGAACTTCCAGATCAACTACAGAAAGCCATTATTGATAAAGAAGGTGGTGATGCTGATGAGGATGATGAAGAAGAGAAGAACGAGAACTTAGACCTTCAAGATATGGTCCGAGAAGAGATTCTGAAAGCACTAAGAGGGGAGTAATCCCATGGGCATCATTAACCCATACCAAACTCTAGCATCAGACCCAGAGGTCGCTTTAGAGTATAAGACAAAGATAGAAGAACTAAGTCGTCGTCTTAGGGCGAACGGTTTCAATTATCGTAATGACTACGGCATAATGAATGACCGCCAGCGTGATATATTCACAACGGGATTGTTTGTTATGCCAGAGCAGGCCGACAGTATAGAAGAGTATGTTGAGTTTGGGCATGACAATTGTGAGTGTCCAGATGTCATGGAAGACTTGGATCAAACTTGCCCTATGCTTATGAAAGGTGTAAATACTATCAATGAGCAAGAGGCGATGCGAGAGTCTAACACAATAGAAACAACCCTAGACCTTCTGATAGAGCAATTGATCAACGAAGTCATGCTCCAAGAGGCTAGAGGCGTACAACACCCAGACACTTTTGGACTTAGGGTATCTAATGCAGCGGGCACAACAGTAGAAACAGTTGGCAGAAGATTCGCTAAGATTGGCGAGCCTGAAACGGTCAAGACCCAAGAGCAATTAGCTTTAGCTGTCTATGCAAACATAGCTCAAGTAAATGGTATACCACTACCAAATAATCTAAAGGCAGCTTTGGCTAACAAAAAACTTAATCAACTTATCTTATGGAGTGGAGCAAAGAGCGGCGCAGAACTAGATGTAAGCAATTTGCCCACAAGCATCAAGTCGGCACAAATTATTTTAGCTAAACAAGTAGGCAAGAAAGATACTCTGAGTAAGGAGACTTATGCTTTTGTCCGCTACAGTTCTGTAACAAGTATTGATGCCCAGTGGCCGCAGAAAAACTTTGGACAGCTTACAGGTTTCGGCTCCAAGACTACGCAGTCTGGCAAAGAGATACAAACAATTGGTCCCCCCTTGCTCGGCGATGGCAGAGCCAACAAGATGGCACTCAGTTCAGTCCCAGGGTCACTTGATGCGGCTGTTCTGGAAACATTAGATGGTGCTTTTGCAAGAAGTCTCCCCGCTTACCTTAAAGCAGCGGTAGAAGGCAAAGCTTTACCTGTCTTGCAATTTGAATCAGAGGAGAATAGAGATCAGTATCTACCCTCAGTTCGTAAATACCTCAGCGAGGTAACAGGTCCAATATTTTTAGCCACAGGTAATAAAACATATCTGGGCAACGATGCTGTGTTAGACAGCGCCTTTGAGAACCTGCTTCAGCCACGGGGTATTGGTAACTGGACTGAAAACGATGGAGTGTCATGGCCTACGTCTGCAAACGAAAAGCTAAAAGATAGCTATGTTCATTTCGGTGACAAGCAAGATATCATGGTCAGTTCAAAAGCTGGTAAGGGTGCTAACCCAAGCCTAAAAGAACTCTATGCTGAACTAAAAGATATAGGGGAAGAAGAGAAGCAACAGTTAATAAGATTGTATGGAGTGGGTAACCCTTCGGGTGTGAACCTATACAGTGGCAACGAGCAAGACCCAGGTATTGTGGAGATCTTATCAGATGCATCCTATGTTGCATGGCAGCTACCACCACGAATGATCGTTGAAATACCAGCGTCAGCTTATCAGAAGGCAGGCTTTCAGAAGCTTGCTCCCTTGACTGCGGACGAGTACAATGAACTTAACGAGATCCTGAAAGGTATGAGAGTAAAAGGTGGATTTGAAAGAGAGTTCCCACCGTTTAGAAATAAAAAACTAGCAGTTAAATGCAAAGCCTATAGAGATATGTTTAGCCCCGACACAAGTAAGTCTGCTTATAGTGAGGCATTCCATACCCTTGCTGGTATGGCAAAGGTTGCACAGGGAATTATTAATACCATAGAAGATAAAAATGGAGAAAAACTCTTTACAAACTTTGCCAAAGCCATGTATAATAGATTACCTTTAGTACAAATCTATGCTAAAGGACCAGCCTACGTGGCAGATGGAAAGACAGGAATAAAGTCGGGACCAATGGATATTATTTACCCAGCCAGGTTTGACGGCGTAATCAATATTGATGGCGGCAAAAACTACTATGCTACAAAGATCAATGGCAGAATGACAATAGCAATTAAATAACAGAAAGCGAGGGCTAGTGGGAACACTACTTAGATACCCAGGCGGCAAAGCCAAAGCATTAAAAAAGATTATCAAATACTTCCCAGAGGATCTTACCGAGATGGTTAGTCCTTTCTTTGGTGGTGGTGCGATTGAGATCCATTACGCACAGAAGCACAAGACAAGAGTGCATGGCTATGATCTATTCTCTCAGTTGGTAAACTTTTGGGAGATGGTACTAATAGATCCAGAACGCCTAACCGAAGAGGTGGCCATACTAAAGAGTGCCCAGCCAGACCTCACAGAGATTTGGACCGAGATGCAAGACAGGCTTCGTAACACAGAGGTCACTCAAGATACTGCTTTTTTCTTGGCAGCGCTATTTTATGGAATCAATAGATCATCATTTAGTGGGGCTACTTTGAGCGGAGGATGCTCGGGCGAGGCTTACCGCAAGCGATTCAACGCTGCTAGCATAGAGCGACTAAAGAACTTCAAAGCTCCAACGCTAACTGTAGAGTGCGCTGACTTTGAAGATAGTTTGTCTAGGCACGAGCCAGATGTATTTGTGTACGCAGATCCACCATATCTATTGGAGAAGTCAACTCTCTATGGAGACAAGGGTTCCATGCACAAAGACTTTGATCATCTCAGGTTACATGAGGTCATGACACAAAGAAGCAACTGGGTTATGTCCTATAATCCTCATCCTGAAATTTTAGAACTATACAAAGATTATGAAATAGTATATCCTGAGTGGGCAATGGGGATGAAGAATATTTATACCCAAGAGGAGACAGACACAAGAAATGCTATAAAACATTGCCAACAGGTTTTGGTAAACATTGCAGATGATCCCGAGTTCATCCAACAAGCCCAAAGCATATTAAAACAACTTTTATCCCATTACACAAAACCTATGGGAATAGCTAAAGAGATACTCATCTTAAACACTAAGGAGACAAAAAGATGACAACAGTACAGAACGGTAGTACGGTAACCCTACACTACAAAGGAACACTAAATGACGGGTCGGAGTTTGATAATACACATCAACGTGAACCACTGACAGTCAAAACAGGCGAGGGAAACTTGATCCCTGGCTTTGAAGCAGCATTGGTTGGCATGACAGAAGGTGAAACAAAAACATTTACTATTGAATGTAGTGAGGCCTATGGCGAGCGCAATCCAGAAGCAAAGACAGTGATGGAGAAGAAACACTTTCCAGAGGATTATCCAATAGAAGAGGGTATGGTTATTCCTCTAATGTCCTCGGAGGGAAATCATGTTATGGCTACAGTAACAGAGATCACTGATACAGAGGTCACCGCTGATCTTAACCATCCTTTAGCTGGACAGGACTTAACTTTTGAGATTGAGTTGTTGACCGTTGAGGCTAGCGAATAAGTAAAACAATGAAAGTTGATATCAAGACAATCATTACCATCGGGGGGCTACTTGTGCCTCTCGTTGGTTTTTACTATACAACTAACATAAGGTTAGATACACTAGAGGCTAAGGTACAGCAGGTACAAAAACAAGTGAAACAACTCAAGAAGTCTAAAGGGAGAAAGAACAAATGACCAAAGATAATATTTTGTTTGGTGACGATATCAGACAGCGCCTACTAGGTGGTGCCAACAAGCTTGCTGATGCAGTAGCATCTACACTAGGTCCAAGGGGGCAGAACGTTATTCTTTATAAACGTGGTGCTGATCCAGTGATAACAAAGGACGGTGTTTCTGTCGCTCGTGTAGTAGAGTTAGAGAATGATTATGAGCAAGCTGCTGTTGAGGTTCTTCGTCAAGCTGCACTAGAGACTGAGAAGTCAAGCGGTGATGGTACAACCACGACAGTTGTGTTAGCGAGAGATATTCTTAGGCAAGCACAGAAGCAATTAGCAGTGGGAGTTTCAGGTATTGAAATGAAGCGTGGCATTGATATGGCCATAGAAGATATCATCTCAAGGCTTGACAGTATGGCTACACCAATCTCAACTGAGGAGGAGATTGAGCACGTCGCTACAGTGTCGGCTAACGGCGATCAAGTGATTGGCAAGCTAGTTGCTAACGCTGTGATGGCTGCTGGAAAGAACGGCGCTGTGAAGATTGAAGAGAGTCGCTCGCTAGAAACTAAGCTAGATGTTATTGAAGGCTTCCAGATCTCAGCAGGTTATGTGTCTCCTAAGTTTGTAACTGACCACAGGCGCAACGCTGTTGAGTATGGGGAGAGTCTTGTTCTTGTTACAGATCATGACCTTGAATCATTACAGGAAATGCTACCTGTATTGGAGGTTGTAGCAAGAGATGGAAGACCATGTGTTATTGTGTCAGAAGAGATTGGCGGTGAACTGCTAGCATCCCTTATCATAAACAGACTACGAAATGGAATGAAGATCGCTGCGGTCAAGGCACCAGAATATGGCGAGGAGCGACGGGCAATTCTATCTGATATTGCTCTAACAACTGGTGCTACATTTATCAGTCGTGATAGTGGTATCAGACTCAAGGACATCAAGTTGGAACATCTTGGCACTTGTAAGAGCGTAGAGATCCTACAGGGCAGGAGTACATTTGTTGGTGGTGCAACCGACTTTGAAGAGTTGGATACCTTGATTGAAACCTTGAAAGAAGAAGTCAGTAACACTGATGATTTACACCAGGCAGAGAAAATACAAAATAGAATCACACGCTTAGCTTCAGGTGTTGCAGTCTTACAGGTAGGTGGAGCAACTGAGGTAGAAGTAGAGGAAAAGAAGCATCGCTTTGAAGATGCACTTGAAGCAGTTAGATCAGCCCAGGAGGAAGGTATTGTACCAGGCGGTGGCACTAGTCTTATTCGGGCCGCTGCCATGTTAGAGCCAAGAGAGTTTAGTTCACGAGGTGAGTTGTTAGGATACCAGACACTAGTATCATCTTGCTATGCTCCAATGAAACAGATACTAAGCAACGCAGATTTATCAAGTGACATAATCATTAGTTCATTGTCACAAGAGGAATCAGAGGTTGCTGTTGGTTTCAATGCACGCACTGAGCAGTTTGAGAACTTGATAGAAACTGGTGTTATTGACCCAGTGAAAGTTACAAAGTCTGCTCTAACAAATGCAGCCTCATCCGCAGGAGCGTTGATTACAACGAACTGTTCGGTGCTTAGGTTAGAAAGTGATAGCTAAACCTATAGTTGAAAACTAGTTACTACTGTAATCAAGTTACTAAACAATGGCCCAGTTTTAATCGTTAGTTAAAGCTGGGCTTTTTTCTTTCTAAAGAGGCTATTCAAATGAGTTCAGATGATCCGATTTATAAGTTACTTTTAGAAAAGCTTGAACGAGTAGAGAACAAAGTAGTTAACTCTGCTGCGATGAACGGTGGTTTTGATAAGCTCATGAATGAGGTAGAACATATCAAGACAGCCCAAGTTGAGGTTTTAGATGCTGTGAAGGGTGTCAAGAAAAGTCTTTATGAACCAGACTCTGGCCTTTACAGTCGTGTTAGGGAATTGGAAACCGAATCAGATAGGCGACTAGAGTTTATCCAAGAGTCTAAGCCAGCACTAGAATTCTCAAAAGAACTTCAGGTCTGGAAAAAGCACGCCGATAAAGAGCTAGAACAATTTGAGAAGATGCAGATTGAGTTTGCCAAGCTTCAGGATTGGAAGCAGGGTGCCCAGCGAGTTATCTGGCTCATAGCTACTGCCGCTGGTGGTATGTGGGTGAAACACTTTATGGATCTGGTGATGAAATGAAAAACTGGAAACCTATTTTTATAGAGAACAGTAAAATACCTGTTTGGTTATCATACCTTGCACCAATCAACATTGGTGCCATAGCTCTTTTCTTTTTGGTGTTTAGCCGAGGTAAAATGAATGAGGTAACCAGAAGACACGAAACGATACACTTCCAGCAAATGCTAGAGACTTTTTTGATTGGCTTTATTGTTCTTTATTATTGGGACTATCTTGTAGGTTGTTGGAAGTATCGCAACGACTGGAAAGGGCAACGCAGCCCAAGAGGTCATCAGTATACCTCTGCTGCAAACAAAGCATACTTTAGGATACGTGCCGAGCGAGAGGCTTACGACAGAGAGAATACTGCTTCATATTTGTCTAATCGTAAGCGATACAATTGGATAAGAAAATATAAAGTTTAATTTATTTCCTTGACTCCTAATCATACTGTGGTATTATAAATTGTAAGGAGAGATAGATGTCTTACTGGCACCAGATGTATCGTCGTCGCCAACCTGCTGAGCGGGTTGAAGTAGAAAACGCAGCAGTTCGTTTTGAATCTTTGCTTTCAAAGGACTTGTCTGATGGCGACAAACGCTTTGTTGAGTCGCTACACAAACAGTGGCAGGATCAAGGCAAGCTCTCGCCTAAGCAAGTAGAGATACTTGGCAAGAAAGAAGAGGCATACTCTGAAGAGGCTATTGCTGCTCGTAACTCTTGGCGCAATGACTATCGGTCAAAGCACCGTGACGTCGCTCTTATTTGTGCTCGTTACTATCGTAGCACTCAGTACTTCCGTGACTTAGCATCTAACATTTTGTTAGACGAAGACTTCGTTCCGACTCAGCGCCAGTTCCAGGCCATGACTCAGAACAAGTTTGCCAAGAAGGCTATCGTCGCTGCAACCGAGCCGCCGCTGTTTCCAGTTGGGTCACTAGTCAAGATCCGTGGTAACGCCAACTTAGTACCCCAGCGCAGTCTTCATAATGAACTCGCTGTTGTTGTTGAGAATGTCCCTGGCGGTTTGTACGCTCGCTCTAAAGTGCTAGTCAACGGCAATGAGATTCAGATGGAAGATCGCTGTCTCAAGAAGGCATAAAAATTATAAACTATTCTGACTTTGTGATATAAGGAGCGTAGTTATAGTACAACGAGGTTTCTAAATGTTATGACAATAGACAATTATTTATTTGATATGGACGGGACTTTAACTAAGTCTCGTTCTCGTATAAACACTAATATGCTGGATCTGCTGCGATCCCTTGCTAGCCAAGGTTCAAACAAATTGTATCTGGTGACAGGATCTGACCTTACAAAGGTAGAGGAGCAGATTCCATATGATGCGTTGGGTGCCATATTTGACCTTGTGTTTTGTTCCAATGGGACCAGGGTGTATGACTACAGCCCAGACCCAGACAACGAACTAGGCAGTCAAGAGCCTGAACTTATTCATAGTGTTTCGTTGTTGGACCACTATAGCCAGGAGGATATTAATCATATTGTTAGTGTCCTGTCTAGGCTTGCTGCCAACACACACACCAAATATAAAACAGGAACGTTTGTTGAGTGGCGAGGGAGCCAGATTAATTTCTCTGTGATAGGCAGAGATTGTTCTCTAGAACAGAGAGAGAACTATGTCAAGTGGGACAAGAAGTCTGGCGAGAGAAATAAGATCATGCAAAAACTAAGAGAAGAATTTGATGGCTGGGGTTTATCATTCAGATTGGGCGGACAAATCTCAATTGACATCACCAGAAGTGGGTGGGATAAATCTTACGCCCTAAAACACATACCAGCTAATCCTAAAAAATGTGTATACTTTGGTGACAGAATAGATTATAATGGAAACGATAGTGACGTTGCTGCACTTTGTGGCCGTCATCATCAAGTATCTGGACCAGAGGAAACAGAAGAAATAATCAGATCAATTTATCTACAAGGAGGAAAATAAATATGAGAGCGAACATTAGCTTAAACATTGATCTGGACCGAGTACCACAATTAGTCAGGGGGCTTCTAGTATCAGAAGGCACTCGCTTAGTGGGCTTAGTGCAGCAATTCAACGACGACATTACAACTCCACTAGATGAGTTAGAGTTTGAAAAGGTAGTAGAAAACATAAAGGATTTACGAGAAACCTTAGACGATATCAATATTGTATTGGCACAAGCTGAGAATATCACTGTTGGTTATATCAATAAAGATGAACCACAAGAGGATCAGGCAGAAGCTGAGGCAGCCATGGCTGAAAATCTCATGAGCCGTATGCAGGATAAAGAGATGAAAGACAAGTATGATTCCTTCTTGGACAGGATCAATACTGAAAACATCTACAGTGATCCTGAAGATCAAGCTGGTGAGGAAAGCGAATGAAGAGCTTCCAGCCTGGTGATTTAATCCATTTACCACAGAACACAAGCCTGTATCAATATCTAAGCGATGGCACGCCGACGAGTGTACTTAGATTACAGGGTCCAAGACTTGCTGTGTTTTGCGGCGATGGCAAAAAAGATAAGATGGCAGAGATTCTTTATGATGGAGAGGTATGGAACACTGGCATAGAGAGTTGCTACAACCTGTGAGGGAAACGCATAAATATAAAACTACTTGGCTCAACCTGTACGACTACTTTGCTAGTAACCTAAACGTACCGATTGATTTTTGGTATGACGATGATCGTCCGAACGGCGACTACAAGAATAGGTTCTATGATCCTTTGTTCACCCGTAGATTTAATGTGGTTGCTGAAGAGAGAAGGGGCGAGGATAAAGTTCGTCTCCTAATTCTAAGGAGTCTGTTAGATATTGAACCAAAATATAAAAGACTTTGCCACCATCAGGGCCGTCCGATTTGGGCATACAATCTGAGGTACGAGGGGAAGACTGGTAACCAGAGAGTGTTGTCGTTTAACCTCAAACAAGAGAAGAAAAGATTCTTTATACCTGAGAACTATGTTCTGTACTTGGAGGACGATAGATTTGTTTCGCCACAATCTTATTTGTTTGCGACATCACAGCGTCTGCCAATTGGAACCTTTGGCTCACCGTTCTACTCTAAAAAGTGTCTAACAAATATGTTTTTAAACCAAAGCGAGTTTGCTAGCTACGACAGCTTAGAACAATATGTGGAGGCTGATTCCACAATTCGTGTGGGGTCATTAGTCCAGCCAAGAATCGGACTGTTCTCACCAGATTTTAGATACCGAAGAACTCTGCTCACATATTTGATTGACCTTTATGTGGACAGAACAGGACAGTCTGAAAAAACGAAGACTATCCTAGGTCGTTATCATAATGATCGTTGGCTCAAAGAGAAGTCTATGGAAGTGTACAGAGATTTTCTAAATTGGTGTCGTGAGGATGCTGATGCGCTATTCCCTCTGGGTCTTGTCATAGCTGACGAACAAGGCAATCATTCCGAAGAAAGAAAAGAACAAGGCGTCAAAACTTATACAGTCAGGTTTGGCCAAACTATTTATGAAGGGGTCGCTCCCTTTCAAATTGAGGTGGTAACATGAATTATGAAATAATATCCAAAGCTAGTTGTCCCTACTGTGTAGCGGCGATTAGACTTTTAGAAGAGAAGAATTTAAGGTACAACTTAATTTCTGTGGATAAGCAACCTACGCTTTTGAACGAATACAAGTCTCGTCATAACTGGGGCACTGTCCCTATGGTATTTGAGATAGAAAACGGACACAAAAGATTTATTGGTGGTTATACTGACCTTAAGGAATATCTTGACAAAGGCAAGACCTTATTGCGTGGATAAGCCATGTCTAATTCTAAGAAAGCATATGGTCTTAAAGTATCCACGGTATTAGAGACAATAGATTATCTGGCAGATGTGCGTGATTTATGCGAAACATATATACTAGCTTATGATACAATAGAGCAGTTAGAAAATGTTAGGGAATTTCGTCTGATGTGTGCATTAGTAGCCAGCATAACAGAACAACTAGAGTGGATATACTCTTTGATCAAGTCCACCACACCAGGCAAGGATGGCCTAATACCTTTGGATGACGGACTGATGAAAGATCTAAAGTATTTCAGCGAGAAGACCAATAGGATATTTGAAACCTTAAAGTATGATTACAATAAGAGCTTTATAGAACACTAATGAGGAACCTATTATTTAATACAGTGTATGGAATCTTAATGCTTGGGGTGATTACCCTATTTATCGTCAAAGACAATATCAAAGGAAGGCAGAGCGATAATGAGTTATGAAAATGAAGCAAACATGAAAAACGCTAAAGACAGAAGCTGGTTCAAGGCTTTTTGTGATAGCAACCGTCTAAGGTATCGTCTATCAGAAGATGCACACCCAGTTGCAATATCTGCTGGGAGGTGGAAGAACGATCAGTTTTACGATGGTTTTGGTAAGGGAGTTATTGGTATTTATGTTCAGCGAGAAACCAAAACACAATACACTTATCTAAAGAAGCGCCTGGTTGAGAAGTTTGGCTGCGAGCTAACTCAAGATGGGGATACTGAAGGATGTTTTACTATTGATGCCTGGGCAGCACTACCAGTTGCAAAGCACCTAAGAATTACTAAGCACAAGCGTAGGGTCAGTAATCCAAGCTGGCTTCACTCGGGCGACTAGCACATGGATAAAACGAAACTGGATCAACTAGGAAGACTAATCCTTAAATCAATAGAGGGTGAAGATTACGATAGTGTCATCGGCCTGCTATCAATACAGGTCGCATACTTCCATCGTAAGAGTGAAACATATAAATTAATGTTTCCTCTGTTCTTTGTCGGTGGATTTTTAGTGGGATATTTCTTAGGGGTCAGCTAGAAATTTGATTTACATATTTGATAATTTGTGGTAATAATATAAGTAAGAAAGGGTTTTCCACATGCCGCAATCCACAGTCAACTATCACCACATTTACAATAACCTAATGGAGGATTCTCTAAAAGATTCACTGGGTATCCCTGTCAGGTTTTGTGACTTAGATGATAACAATGAAAGGTTTATTGTGGCTTTGATAGACCACAGTTACGGATCTTTTTGCGAGTCGCTCCTGATGCAGGACCATGTTCGTGACTTAGAGTATTTGTCTACTGAAATATCTGAAACCTTAAACAGTATAGTCTTGGGCATCAATAATCTTAGGAAAGATTTTAGTCATGCCTGATGAGGACAAGAGGCCGCCCAAACGAAAGGATAGGCTCAGAGCCAAGAAGGGTTCACATAAACTAACCCAGAGGCAAATAGATATGATCCGATCACAAAAGGGGAAGATGAGTGTTCGTCAGATCGCAAAGTGGTTTGCTAAAAAGAACCACTACAATATTACGATTAGTCCATCTATGGTTTACGGCATCTTAACAGAAAAGTATCACAAGACTGAAGAAAGCAAAACTTCTATTTACGATCTGATTCAGAATGAAACATCAGACGAAGAGTTAGAAAGCATTGACCCAAAGGATATAAAGTATGACTAAGCAAGTAACTTATGAAGTAGGCGATATTGAGCACAGCGCAATGACAGGTAATATTAAAATGACTGTTGTTGTAAGTCCAGAGGCTGTGGATATGATAAAGAAAAATACATTCAATGACCAGGCCACTCCCGTTGATGTTGCGACAGCCGTTCGTGAAATGCTATACAGAATGACGTATATGGATTATTACAGAGGTGGTATGGCGAGGATGGGTGTAATTGAAAATGGGGAGTAGAGGTCTGCCAACTAATGGTAAATGGAGATTCTTAGGCGGACGCCTGATTCCTTGTATGCGGACAGTCCTACTGAACGCTAAGAGAAAAGATCTCTCATTTCATATTGGCACTGACAGCAAACCATTCAAGAACTTTACAATTGTTAGCACTGCTATCTGTTTGCGTGAGGCGCACAAGGGAGTGATTGTTGCTTACCGTAGGAAAAAAGTCAACAATTTTCATTCGCTAGCTGAACGTCTTATGCACGAAACAACAGAGTCTATCACTGTCGCTAACATAGTTTCCGACGTAGTAGATTGTATACCAGTGATACATTCAGACGTTAACACAAAGGATAGTGCTGAGAGTACAAAAATGATGACCACCATTTCTGGCATGGTAAAAGGAATGGGGTATGAAATTAGATTGAAACCAAACGCATGGGCTGCTGATATTGCAGACATGTTTACACGTTAGGAGGAAGCGTGAAAGTAAAAGATCTTATTGATAAGCTAGGTAACTTTGACCCAGACATGGATATTATTCTAAAGCACCCTGATGCTTGCAATAATCCCTATGCAGTTGTATGCAAGAAAATCCGTTTATATTATGATTTTGATGATGGTCAAGTTTGTCTTGATGGATATGACAAACATTTGATTAGGATGAAGCACGCATGAAAAAATATCAAATTGTTTATGCTGATCCTCCTTGGGATTATAAAGGACAACTTCAACATACGGGTCAAGGCGGAAAGGATAGCGGTGGGGCTACAAAACACTACGGCTGTATGAAACTCAAGGATCTAAAAAAGCTAGATGTCCCAAGCTTGTGTGACGACGATTGTCTAATGTTTATGTGGGCGACTAGTCCACACCTTGACCAGGCCATTGAGCTACTGAAGGCTTGGGGGTTCTCCTGGGCAACTGTAGGGTTTGTGTGGGACAAGCAAAAAGTAAACCCTGGATTTTATACGATGAGTCAAGTAGAGCTTTGCTTGATTGGTAAACGAGGCAAGATCCCAAAGCCACGAGGAGCACGTAACATTCGCCAACTGGTATCAGAGATGCGAGGGAAGCATAGCGCTAAGCCTGCTGAGGTTAGGAAGCGTATTGAGGAGATGTTCCCAGAACAAGCAAAGATTGAATTGTTTGCAAGAGAGGAAGTGGAAGGCTGGGACTGCCATGGTAACGAAGTAGAGGCTAATGTTACAATTGAAGAGGTAGAGCTTTGATTGAATTACAACAGGCCAATTGTCTAGAGTATCTTAAAACACTCAGCGATAGCTCAGTGGACTTGGTTGTAGTTGATCCTCCCTATTTTGAGATCATCAAAGACTCTTGGGATAATCAGTGGGGGTCTGAGCAAGAGTATCTGGATTGGTGCAATACATGGACTCAAGAATGTTTTCGTGTCCTCAAGCCAGGTAGCTGCTTTTATGTTTGGGGCACTACAAAGACCGATACTTTCTTAAAATATAAACTGAACGTTCTAAATAATATTACTGACGCTCATTATCAAAACTGGATTGTTTGGGCATATGACTGGGGTGGCAGAACAAAAAAGAAGTTCCCTCGTAAACATGAGGATCTTCTTATGTATTCTAAAGGCAAGGAGTTCCCATTTTATGCTGATGATATCCGAGTACCCTACAAGATGAAAAAGAATATTCGTACCACTGCCAGCAACAATCCGCTAGGGAAGATCCCAACTGACGTGTGGACTAAAAACAATCACACTACGAGTAAAGAGTATGCGGGTTGGCACCCAACGCAAAAGCCGATCGTTTTATTGGAGAGGATTATAAAAGCACACACCAGGCCTGGCGATGTGGTGCTAGATTGCTTTAGCGGCTCAGGGTCAACCATGATAGCTTGTAAACGGACAGACAGATCATTTGTCGGTTGTGAATTTGATAAGGAGTATTACGACAAATCATTAGAGAGGCTAAGAAAGTATGATTGACGGTAAAGACTTAGTGAAGAATGAAGAAGACTGCTATGGATGCGGTTGTAACTTGAAACCAGCTTGCCCAGGTTACTGGGACGGAGAAGACAATAAAATGAAAGTAAGAGTACAAAAAGTACATGAGAATGCAAAGATGCCAGTGCGGGCGCACCCAACTGATGCAGGCATGGATTTATTCTTTTGCCCACCACCTAAACCAGAACTAGACTCACAGATTGAAACTGTGTTGCCGTTTGGTTCATCGGTGATCCCAACTGGACTAAAGATTGAAGTACCAGAGGGTTACATGTTAGAGATCAAGAATAAATCAGGCATTGCTTCTAAGCGTAGTCTACTCGTTGGTGCTTGTGTAGTGGACCGAGGTTATACTGGTGAGATCTTTGTAAATTTACACAACGTGACGCACCGAAACCAGACTCTACATGAAGGTGATAAAATCGCTCAAGCAGTGCTAGTAAAGATTGAAACTAATATTAGTCTTGTGGAATCAGATAGTATCTACGACGAGGACACCAGCCGAGGTGATGGCGCACTAGGATCAACAGGCGACAGATAAAAAAAAGATATTTCCTTGACGCATACTCTATCCGTGGTATTATAAATTGTAAGGGAGATGTGAGTATGAGTTCTTATCGTAGTCAATCACGTTGTAGCAATTGTAATGAGTATGGGCACAATCGTGCTACCTGCCCACAGATTATTAGCTCGCACAAACACATTGTTGATATGGCAAAGAAGTACGGTGTTCAGAATCCGTATGACCTGCCAGATTTTCAAAACAATCTTTACGTCAGTACGAGTTGGATTCATGATCTCAACGCTGTTATTGAAAAGGCACGCCTAGCAGGCAAGACCGAAGATCAGGAGATCCCTTACTGGCAACGTATTCGCTGGGAGGAGCACGAAGAGCGCCTTCGGGCAAACAAGCAGCGCCGTGGCAAAGTCAAACGCTGTAGCTTCTGTGGTGAGGCAGGGCATAATGCTCGGACCTGTGAAGTGAAGAAGCAATATATCAAAGACGCCGAAGCTCTCAGGGCCCTCGCTCAGCGAGTGGTTGCGGCAGGGCTTGAAGAGGCAGGTTTGGTACCTGGCGCTTTGATCAAGGTTCGGAGGTATGATTACCAAGCAGGCGAGTATGCTAACATGCTAGCAATGATCACGGGGATCAATTGGAAGCAGGTTGGTGCTTACAATCCTAAGTCGGCTAGGAAGCCTGACTTTCTAAACAACTGGTTCGGCGCTTACGATATTATTGAATACGAACTCTGCCACAATGGTCAGAAGGGTAGTTGCCACATTCCCCAGCACAGCGCCATTCAGCCCAACCCAGCGGCTCCTAGCGACGATCCAAGCCACCACGAAGTTGACGGGTTTTCGCTACTCCCTGGTGCCTCTGTGCCTCGCTTACCAGAGAGTGGATATGTGGGTGACAATGTTTCACCGCTTAGTCAGAAAGCACAAAGCATTGACTCCTACGTTGCCAAAGTCAAAGGTTGGGACAAGCCGCTGTTCCCCGAGGCTGACTCAGATTATGTTAGACTGGTCAACAAGCTGATCCAGGAGGTTGACGGCATTCTAGATCGTCCTCTTGATTATCTCAAGCGCCGAGGGGCTGCGTAAGATCTCTCTCAAAAAAGTATTTCAAGAAAGGATACAATATGTCTTGGGCAACTAAAGTACAAAAAACAATGGACACTTACAAAGAGGCTTCGGGTCGTCTGCAAGATACGATCAAGCTGGTCCAGAAGGCCAAAGATTATACAGAGGAATATGATAACGGCTGTCGGTCCTATGTTGACATGCACAACGCAGAGCTAGCTTTAAACAGTTGCCTTCAACTTATTGAAGAAGCATCAGATTATTTAGCTCGTGACATGTTTGGGGATGACAAAAAATAAACTAAACAGATATATATATTATCTGTTATACTACAGAAGACAAAGAAGGAGGCATTTTACTATGTCCAATATTTTAGAAAACTGGGAAAACCTCAAGGAGCTTGTAGAAAGTCTAGAAGCTGACCTTACTAAAACCGCAGGCGGTAACAAAGCTGCTGGTGTACGTTTGCGCAAAGGCTTGCGCAACATCAAGAGCCAAGCTGCCGACTTAGTGAAAGAAAGTCTACAGCAAGACTAAACCATTTTAGAAGATGGTCCCACATCTATAATTTCCCAACCCAGACGTGACAAGCATAGTGCGATACTTATCGGGGCCGTGAGTAGTTGCGTCTGGGTTGTTTATAGGAGGATAGCATGTACAGAAAGATTGGAACATTGCTTTTCTTCTTTGCCAGGGTTTTAACACGACGAGGTTCTATGCTTGGTCAGTGGTTACACAACAAAGGTATGCTGTTTATGGTAAAGGGTTATAAGAAAAGATGAGCTTGTCCCTAAAAGATTATACCGAAATCATCAATAAGATTGAATCCCTAAAACAAAGAGAAAAGAAAGAGAAGGCCAAAGATGGATATCCTAAGCACGTCAAGCCCGATTGATATTTTATTAGTTTATTTGATTGTGGGCATTGGCTCACTCGGACTTATCAGCTTCGCAGCAGATGTGTTTGGGATGATGGCTGACTTTTATAAGAAATTAAGTGGAGGAAACAAATGATCACTACGATTTTTACTGTTGCTAGTTGGATCGCACTGTTTGTGTTTGGCGGTCTGATACTTGGCAACTTAGTACATAATTTTGTAAGCTTTGTAGCAAAATCAATTAGAGAGGAGAATGATCGTGACCGACACTGATTTTGAAACCACAGTAAAAGAATTTGTGGAACGATTGACAACGATTGAGAATGAGATTACTTTGCTCAGGCAAGATCGCTCAGAGTTGTTCGCCGAGATGAAAGAGAAGCTAGACCTAAAGTCTTTTAGGGCTGCTCTAAAGATTTATAAAATACAAACTTCAACCCCTGATCAACACTCTTTGCATAAAATTTTAACAGTTCTTGAAAATCAAGAATAGTTAAATTGTTATGGGGTAACTTCAAAGAATGACAAGTTAGAGGTTTGCGTAGCCTTCTACAGAGGTAGAGGACACTGGCATCACCATGTCGTTCGTTGGTCAACTCAGAGCAAATATTCACACGCTGAGTTGATAATGCCTGACGGTCAGTCAATTAGTATTAGACCATTTGATGAGGGCGGAGTTAGCAAGAGAAACTTTTATGAAGTTGAACCAGTTGAAGATTATGATTTGATTTGTATTCCTGTTACACAAGAGCAGGTAGACACCATAGAATATTTCTTTCAGGACACAAAAGGAGATGGGTACGATTGGCCAGGAATGATATTATCAAAGGTCACACCATTTTTTGTAAAGCGCACAGGCAGATGGTATTGCTCAGAGTGGATTGCTTACGCTTTGAGGCTAGCAAGAGCAGTGGATAGCTTGTATCACCATAACGACCTAACCCCGCAGAGATTATACGAAATATTAGATGATTACGTGCAAGAAAAAAAATAAACAAATTTACTTTACAAACTAGTATTACGTGGTAATATACTAATGTACTTGATGATGAAAGGAAAGCACATGACAGTACAACTTAACAGTCACACAGGTATTGACCTGCATGATACCAAGGAATTGGTTGATTATGTTCTGAGCCATGCCACCAAACGCATGGTGCAAGTAGATGAGGTTAGGGGTCAGCGACCCGAGGACCAAGTTCGTGAGGGTGAGGCTTGCCCGCAAAAGATCAAATTGATCTTAGATGAAGCTCGGGATCGCATTGCCAGAGGCGATGAGCCATTCTACACTCTTCCCTTGTATGAGGAAGATGGCGTGATTGGAGACCCAGGGTTATTGAGAGGTGATGGTAACCATCGCCAAGAGGCTGCGGTGATTCTCCAAGCTGAAGGCTTAATCAGTGGCTATGAGGCCAATGTTCTGCCCAATGGGTTCTGGTCTAAACTTGAAGATGCGCTTGGTATTCCAAAAGCAGCGGTTCTTGTTCCTATGAATCCAGAGCAAGTAAACCCTGGCATGAGTCAAAAAGAATTGCGTGACAATGCTTGGAAGATTTTTGAAACGCCATACATCGCTAAAGATGTGAAAAAGTTAGAAAGCTGGTTGTCTAGTCTGACGACAAATTACGCTGATGACACTCTCAAGAAGATCGCCAAGGATGTAGCGAAAACATG